AAAGGAAAATAGCCATGCTAAAAAAAGAAATAGAACATGCGGGACCTGAAGATATTAAACCACTAGAAGAACAACTTGCATATTGGGAGAGTATTAGAGATGAGTAATTGGTGGTCTATTATTAAGTTTGACAATGCATGGCCCTACATTAATTCGGCTATTAAAAGAGAAGTAACTAAAGACCCCGATATTAGAGATAATCAACTATTACAAATACTATCAGACATAGACGATATTTATGACGATGAGTGGATTCAAGATAAAGACAAGAGGGCTATAACCTTAGAAGATATTAACAGATTTAATAAAAATCATAACCGTAATCGTTACTCAAGTGAAATAGTATTAACTGACTATCAAAAATCTTTAATACCAATTATACAAGAAGAGTCACAGAAATCTATGGAAGAAAGAAAAATGCCTCTTATGGGTAGTGCTTTAAAAAGAGTTTTACTCACAAGAAAAGAAGTAAACAAAAAAACTATTGAGCAAGACATTGAGGATATTTTTAGATTTATGTCAGAAAATGACAGATACAAAGATTTGAGAACTATGCCAACCGTACTTACAGAAGATGGTAATCCCGATTTTGCCGCTACTAAACTAACAAGGGAAAAACAAAGAAAGGAAAGAAATATAGAAAATAAATTAACCTCTGAAGAAAGGCGTGAAAAGCGTGAAAAAATGCGTAAACTTGAAGAAGAAAGACAGCGAAGATTAAGAAGAGGGGGACCATTTTAATGTCTTGGCAAAATATATTAAAGGGAGAATGGCGACCAATTGTAGACAAGGTATTCCGGAATGAAATACACCTACAAGAAATTATGGATGCTATATCAAAAGAAATAGGATTGCGTGGACCTAAACCTGAAGAAGTTAAATCTTATTTAGACCAAAATTATAATAAGCATCCCGTATGGAGTAATGTATATGTGGAGGGTGAGGAATGACTTGGTTTAACATTATAAAAAATGACCCAACAAAAGCCCTATTAGAAATAATTATGTCCGACCTTCAAGTTACCATACCCCACAGTATTGAAAGTATGACCTTTATGCATACAAAATTAAAAATGCCTATTGATACAAAAAGTATTCGAGAATCTTTTGCTAGAACATGGCGTGATTCAGAAAAGGCAATTAAAATGGATTCAGGTTGGATGGATGAATTTATCGGTGACGGATATACTTTAGATGAAGTAAATTGGTATACCGTAGGCGAAAAAGTAATGGGTATTGTTGACAGAATATTAAATAACATGTGAGGCTTTAATATGACTTGGTTTGATGTGGTAAAAAAAGTTAAGGTTGACGGTAATATAGTTAAAGAAATATTTCAAGAAATAATAGATAGAGATAAAAGAGTTATAGTAAATGAGGAAATTGCGCTTGAATTACTAAATAAATATCAAGACATATTAACTGAACGTGCTAAAACTAAACTTTACAACCAAGAAGGTAAAAAAATTATTAGTGTAAAAGTAGCATTAGGCGGACTTAAACGAAATCCAGAAAGACTTATTACTAAAATTCACGGTTATGTTAGAAATTTATACCCTAAACTTAAAACTACAGGGAGCGTAATGTATTTTGTTGACAAAAATGAAATGAGTAAATTTATATTAGAAAATCCACGAAGAAGTAAAGAATCCACAAGAAGGGGACTTAAAAGAGAAGGTAGATATAATGAGTAAATGGGTAGAATATATACGCAAGGCTAAGAGTGGTGAAGATTGGCGTTTAGCATTAAAAGCCCTCATAGAAGATAGTAAGGCACTAGGCATACCATTAGATATAATAAATAAATTAAAGGAGATTGACGAAAATGAATAGCACAACCAACTACAACGAAAATACATCACAATGGGAAACCTTTTTAACTGAAAACCAAGAGTGATTTAACATGGCAGAACTTACTAAGTTAGAATGGGATAAGGAAAAAGCCAATTCCCTATATGAAACATATAAGGAAACTTGGAATAAATCTACTGAATTTGGTATTTCGGGAAAACCCGATGCAGGTACAGGGCAACCCAACAGTAAAACTCTACTTGACACTATTAAAAACCACGGTGGTTCAAGATTAAGTAGAGTAGACAAAGGTTGGTTTGGCGCACAAGATATACTTACTGAATTAGAAATGATATTAGATGAAGAAGATGTCTTTACCGATGATGTAGAAGATTTAAAAGAATTAATAGAAAGAATGGAAAAGTTAGAAAAAAGTCCTCCCGGCTCTGATTGCAGAAATCCTAGAAATATACCCTTCCACACAATTACAGATTTTAAACCCGCTAAGGGAGATAATGAAGCAATAATTGTTAGAGGTGAGGTATTTGGACATTTTTTAACTCCAGCCTATTACGATTATAGAAAGGCTAAAGCAAGTGAAGAAAAACCCTACAATGCTTCTAAACCGCAAACAAATTGGACATCTTCCGCACCTAATAAAGCGAGGCCCCCATTTTGGCAAGCCCTATTTGGTCCAAAAAATAGTTTAATGACTTTGTTAAAAGAAGTATTAATTTTATTAGAAAATATAGAAATTCCTCCGGGGCCTATCAATGTTGATTTTAGATTTAACAAAAGAAGTATTGCGGGTTTAGCAACCTTACCAGCAATGCAAGAATATGTTTGGTCTTTAGTTGAAAATGCAAGTATATACCCAAGTGGTAAATCCCGTAAGCCTATGCCTACAAGATTAAATCAATTAGCCAATAATACTCTTATTAGATTAAGTAGTAAAAAAGACATAGAAGAGATGGCTAAAATTGCTACTATAACTATTAAAACTGAAGAAGGACTTCGTAATATTAGGTTAGACGAAATACCGGGCTGGAAAAAAATTAAAGAATTAAAAGTATCTTGGCCTAGCAGTAATAAATTTCTCCGCAGATTAATTAGAGAAGTTATGGGCGACCAAGCAGATACATTCCAAAAGCCGGGTTCAGACCCTGAAATTGTAAAGCCTGGAATTATGTTAAAGGCGGTAGAATTTTCAGCAGAAACAGTAGTAAAAGATATAGAAGATTTAATTATAGAATTTTTTGGAAATGAATACGAAATTACAGATTTACTAACAAAACTACAGCCTCACTTTGAATCTGCTAAAGAATTTAAAAAGAGTGATAAAGAATCATTGGGTCAATTTTACACAAAAGGTTCAATTTTAGGACAAGACATATCTATTGAAATTATTAAATGGTTAAAGGAACAGGATATTGATGATAAAAAAGAAGCAGAATTTTTTATTAAAGTTCGCCCTTTTATAGATGAACTAGAAGGATATAGGAGGAATGATTAATATGACTTGGTTTGATGTATTAAAATATACTTACCGAGGTCGTAAAAATAGAGTTGATGTATATAATAGGGAAGAATATACGAAAATAGAATACTTTGCTAGACATCTTAAAAGGTACTTAGATAAAGGTGAAACTAAATATAGACATTATAAACATTCTTATGGTAGTAAATCAGAATTTATAAGAGAATATGATTTAACTAATCCTAATGATATTATAGAATTAGCAAAAGTTAGTTTTCCTCAAGGTGAATATCAATCTAATATTCCTTATAATGGAATTGATTTAACAATTGAAAGGAATCTAAAGTATTTTCTTTTAATGATGAAAGAACATGGTTATGATATGGAAGAATTTAATGCGGCTGGCCTTTTACAAGAAAATGTTAGTGGTAATCCCGCAAAAGAAGATTATTCAAATAAAATAAAAACTGTTATTCAAATGTTAAAAAGTATGAACAAACCAATAAATAAAGAAACAATTATGTATGAACTAGATATGGATGAAAATCAATGGGAAGAAAAATATGATAAATTATTGTAGGTGATATTAATATGAGTTGGGCAGATATATTGAAAGCAGAAGAAGAAAAAGAGGAAGAAGTTATAGAGGAAAAACCTGTAGAAAGTTTAGGTCCAGTTACTGAATACCACGGTACATTAGATTTAAAAAGAGTTTTACTAGAAGGAATTAGGGGTGGCTCTCCTAAAAGAAGAAGTAGACTACATGTTCCAAGTGAATTAAGAGATAAGGATAAAATTACTTACACAACAGAAAGTTATGAAGAAGCACTTGCTTTCGCCCGAAGAAGGGCAAAGCAATTAGGAGTACATGAGGATGAAATTGGTGTAGTGGGAATTAAAGGCACTACATTAGAAAAACCTTATGAACATGAAGATATTAGAATCAAGGCAACTACTTTTGTCCGTGAAGGTGGAATACCGTTAAAATACATAGTTAAGTTAGGTGAAAAAAGTGACTCGTAAGGTTAGAAAAAGTTGCCCTCTATGTCAACACGATGATAGAGATAACTATGAAGAAGAAATCTTAGAAGGTAGAGTAGACCCAAAAGACTTAGATAGAGAGCAGGGTTGGATTATGGGTACTTCTCGCAAGCATATGCAAAACCACTTAGGTAATTACCATGATAACTCAAATCATAATTGTAAAATATGTGTGGCTCCTAATAGGCAGAATTTGGAGTCCTCTATTGTAGATGGTCAAATGACCCCTACGGAAATGGCTACACATTTAGATACAAGTTTAGATTCTATCAATCTGCACATGCGTAAACATTTGAAACCCATTGTACAACAAAGTGCGGCTATTGAAATTTCAAGGCGAGATGTTAACGAAGTAGATATGCTTACCAACAATGTAGGTATATTGCAGAATAAAGTACAGGAGTTTATTTTAGAAAATGGTGATCTAGATGTAGATACAATTAACTCATTGGTTAAGTTATCGAGGGAAATAAGAGAATCCCTTAAATACTTGTTAGAGTTTAAAGGTCAATTAGTACACAAGCGGGAAGAAACTATTGTTGTGCAACAAATAGAAGTTATACAGAAAGTTTTAATAGATAGATACCCCGAAGTATGGTCAGAGATACGACAAGATGTTGCGGAGAAATTAGCATGACAAGGTGTACATTTTTAGAAAGTTGGTTTGATAATGAATCTACCAAATTAGACAAAGTTGAAAATAACTATGGCCGTTGTTTAATTACAGGTCAAAAAAAGAAAACAACTATATTAACTAAGGCTCAAGCATGGGCTAAAATATTTAGGGGGAATAAAGAATGAGTAATAAAAGTTTTAATGACAAACTAGTATCAAGAACGGTCTTACCAGCAATATACCTATGGTTATTATCCTGTGGTGCAGTTGTATATACGGGTATTATGAAGCCAGATGTTGTATTGCAAAATCTAGATGGGTTTATTGCCTTAATAGCAATTATTGGTGGGGTTGCTGCTCCAGCATTTAATACACTATTAAGGACATGGGAAGCAGAAAAGTCTAATGAATTAGACGACTATCCAATCCATACAGAACATATGCGCCTTGAAGATACTAAAGAACATATACATAAAATGGCGTTAGCACAACAAGATAATAACCATAAGGTTGATATGGAGCGAAACCCTAATAAAGAAGAACTGTCAGTAAAAACATTAAAGCCTGTAAAGGGGGATAAGAAATGAATTGGAAAAATACACTAAGAAAAATGCCGATGCCGTTAGATACTAGGGGTACTAGAGATGAAGAATATAAGCAAGCAATTATTCAATATGAGAAAACAGTAATTGAACCTAAATTAGTAGAGTTTGTGCGTTCAAAACCAGCAACAGAAGGAAAGGAAATAACCATTGGTTTTCATTCAAAGTCGGATGATACGATAGGCGTTGATGATACAGGCCAAACAAATGACGGTTTGTATTATGGTATTGGTGGAAATGCTCTTATAAAACTCGGTAAAAATAGAAAGTATATTCTTCAAATAATTGGGGATTTATACCGAGCAGAAGGCTATGTTGTTAAAGATGGTGGATTTTTTGATGGCGAGCCATCAATAGACATTCAACAACCAAATCAAGGACAGTAAAAAAATAGGCAACATGATTCAAGCCACAAAAAATAATTAAAAGGTGAACTTACAATGAGTTGGCAAGATATTCTTAAATTTGCCCCCGAATATACTTTAAAAGACGGAACAGTAGTTAAACTACCTAAAGGTCTTAGAATAGGCCGTACAAATAATCGTGTAGTTGAAGAAGCCCATAGAATACTTTTAGAAAACCCTCAAGGGTTAAGCGCAAGAGCAATTGTAGGGCATTTATTTGCTGACGGTAATGTTAAAGCCGGAACTATACCTACTGCCTCAAGATTTATGGCATATTTAAAAATTAATGGGAATGTTTATAAGAAAGGTACACGAGAAGGTACATATAAGGTGAAAGAAAATGGCGAAGAAAACTGAAGAAAAGGTAGAAGATGTAGCAGATGTATTAGAAGATGCTGCTGAAGTATTAGAAGATTTAGGAGTTATTAGCGAAGCACAGGAAAAGAAAATTCTAGCATTAATTAAGAAATATAAGAAAGCAATCCTTATTGCTATCCCTTCATTAATTGCTGTAGCCCTACTAATTAAGTCCCTTGTGTGAGGGAATTAAATGGTTCGTAATTGGTTTGATGCTTTACGCAATACCGTTAGTAAGCGGGGTTTAAACTTAGGTAACTTAGAAGATATAGAAGAATTATCCCCTGCTTCCCACGACCAATTACTAAGACATGTTACTAATCTTAAAAATAAAACCGGAGAATTATTTGAAATACTTACCCGTAGGGCAAGAGGTGACGAAGATAAAGTAACTGAACTAGTAACATTTTTAGATGAACTATTATCTGAAAGTGGCAATGTTAACGAATCTTTTAATTCTAGATCTTATGACAGTACAAAAACTTTTGCAGATGTAATGCCTATGGAGGGCGGAATACGAGCATGGGTAAAAACTAATGCTCAAACTTTATATGATGCATTTTTAAATGACAATCCTTACGGGTTTACAAATGCAATATCTTATGTAAAGTCAGCCTTACCTGCGGGAAGTAATGCTAAGTCTTTAAAAAGTTTTATAGATGTATTAGAACAAAAACCTGAAGAGTTTACAAAGAAGGTAGGAGAATATTCTAAATCTGGAGATGATGAAATTATAAATAATAATATTTCTATATTAAAAACCTTTATGACTTCGCTCCCCATTGATACAGATATTACAGGATACGAGTTACACAACGCAGAAAGACTAACACGAGACTTTTCTAATCGTAAAAGAATCGAAGTTATAGAAGTATTAAAAGCGGGTTCACACATTTTAAAAAATGACTACCTTTTATCTTTCTTAAAAACCCATACCGATTACAGTTCTATGTATGCTATACTTAGTGCTTCAGACGGAAATGCTTTATTTACAGTATTTGGAAGAATGTTCCAATTAAAGAAAACAAGAGGGGGGCTAATGGGTAAAAAAAGAGGTGTCGGTCCTGAAATAGAAATGGGTAATAAGCGAGATTTTGCTATGAATAACCTTGATTTATTACCTGAAGATAGTGTAGTAAGGGGAGATAATGAAGATGATTCAGAACTTACTACCCGCAAGATGAATAAGTTAGTATCTTTAATTAATAAAAAAGGTTCAGCACAAGAAAAATCCTACGAAGATTGGAGAAGAAGTAATTTATTTTCTGTTAGTCCAGAAAGAAGACATTTTAGAAAAAATACAGAAGTTATGGATGAAATAAATAAGATAGATAACCTATTAACAAAAACCTTAGTTCTGTATCAAATTTATGAAAAGGATGAAAGTTTAAATGATATTCCTGATAATTTCTTACCCGTCGAACCAAATATAGAAGGGGCTGGTAATCAAATAAAAAACACAATAATAATGTTAAGGAAATTAAACTTACCTGAACCTGCTGCTCAAATACTTTCATTAGTTACAGAAAGCGATGTTGAATTAGCGGGTGATTCTCTTGTAGAATTAGCATCAGATTTAAATAGGGAAAAACTAGATTCTATAATTAATAAAGGTACGGAAATAATATCCTTACTAAATAATGTTATTCCACAAGTAAAATTAGTTGTAGCCAAGGAGTTAAATAGAGCATTCTCTATCTTAGACCCTATCAATTTAAGAACTCCGGGTGCAATGAGGCTACCTAAATACAAAAATAAATTTATTGATGAATGGTTAATAAATAACAGATGGTTAATGGAGGAAGCATAATATGAACTTTAATGAATTAGACAATGAGAAAAAAGAAAAATTTATGAAGTTATTTAATGGGGAAAAACTATCTGTTATTAAAGAAAATTTTGATAGTGAAATCTACCAACAAGCCCTACATCTTTCAATTGGTGTAGTTATGGATGGCGATATATCAATAAATGATAATAAGGTATTTACTGGTTATAGTTCCGTATCAAGTAATACATTTGAAAAGAGAGAAAATAATTTTGTTAATTTATTTGGAACATTAATAAATCCTAATGTACAAGGGGCTATTAAAAGAACTAATAGTTTTGATGATGAATTTTTCACAGAAGTATACGACCTTTACTATGATGAATTAACTAATACTAATGTTAAAAGAGGTTTAAAAATACTTTACGAAATGATAAATCTACCTACCGATACTCCTGAAACTCAACAAACTACTACAACAGGTATAGATACTCTTAGAAGATTTACTAAAAAATACGATATTGATTCTCCTGAAAGTAGAATTAAAATTTATAATTATTGGTTTGATGTTTATCATAATAAATTTTTATCTTATGAAAATCAATTAAAGGATTTTTTCTTCCCTAGTGGAGTGGCAAGTGAGGCAACTGAAGAGTTAAAAAAAATACAAGAAAAAATGTCTATTCTTAAAGAAAATTTTAATGGGGTAAGAATGCCTTGCTACACTATTAATCTAAAAGGTTATGGAAAAAAGAAACAAGCAGTAGATAAAATTGCCGCTTTAGAGTTAGCAAATTCTTTCCTTAGTGGTACTGTATTAGAAGGGGATATGGAAGAGTATACTAAAGTATTTGGTATTGAAGATAAACATACGGAAGGCGCACAAACATTTGAAGATAGAAGTAAAGCACCTGTTGGAGAAATGAGTGCTATTAAAAAACCAATACAACAATTAGCAAAAGAAATAGAAATGATAGAACACGAAATAGACCCATTAACGGCTTTATCTATTTACCTAAAACAAGATTTATTAATGAGTCCTTCTGCTATTGAAAAAACAGTTGAACTTATAAACAAAGAATTAGATAAATTAGATTTAAAACAATTAAAAGAAATTATATTAGAAGATATAAAAGATTTTGTTGATGAAATTCAAGACGATATTGTGGATAAAAAAAGTAATGAGTTTAATTTTAGTGTACTTGACGACCCGGACCACATGAGTATTATGAATACAATTTATGGGACTAAAATGGTGTGGATATACGAATATTATGAATTATCAACTAGTAAAACTTCAGAAGAAGAATTTAATGAAATTGGTGAAATGTTGCAAGGATTAGGGCAGGTTAAATTAGAAGTATCGGTTGTTAACCCTAAATTAAAAACAGTCTATGTAAATTCTTATAGCGAGTTAGTAAAAAGAATTAATGAAGACACAAAACAATTATTAGAAGTAATTGCTGAACAAATTGAACTACAAAAAGAGGTATCTTATCTTTATAATGATTTAATAAGTACTGTAAAAGAATCTACTTCATCACAAGATTCTACCCCTTATTTACAAGGTGGTGAATTACCTGAAATTCCGGGGTCAGACCCTTCATTAAATTATCAAACTATTTTTCTTGATTTATTAATAATAATAGAAGATTATTATTTTAATTCTATGGACCCTACATATTTCTTTGACAAAGATGCGCCCGCATTTACATCATCTTCGGAATACCAATCTATGAAATCAGTATTTGATGCTTCAGTTAATAAGCCTATATCTAGAATTAAACAAGACTTAAGAAGGTATGGCGAATTAAATATTACCGAGAATGACATAGTAGATCTTACTGATTTCTTTAGATTAATAAGAAGGTATAGTACAATAGGGTTAACAAAGTCGGTATTAATACAATTCGATAATGCTTATATTGCTCTACTAAATATTCATATGACATCTACTGGGAATACCACAAGAAGAAGTATGCAGGAAATTAGTAATAGATATAGAAATATGTTGGGGAAAATATTATACGAAATAGCAGAATTTAGAAATTCAACTAAAGAGCAAATGGATAAAATACTATTTAGGAATCTATCTTTAAGTGAGTATGCAGATGTACCTACTCAAAATATAGACAATATACATGAAATATTAGATGATAAGGATTTTATAGCGTATGCAAAAAGAAAGCAATTTGTTAAGAAGTTAAGAACCTTGAAGGCGGAAATTAAAACTAATGCCACATTAAAGTTAATTGCTAATGAAGAAGAATTAAAGGCAGATATTACTAGTGCTTATGTGGATGCTTTAGATACATTAAAGAAAATGAAAGGTGAAAATATTTATAAGGGCTATTTACATTTAGATGATATAGATGATGTAGACTATGTGACTAATATAATTAAAAGTGAAAATAATGTAGATATATTTATAACTGATATTGAAGGTATTGTTGAATCTAAGAAATCGTTTAATACCTTGTCTAAGTCTTTTGGGGTTAGTCAAGATATTATATACAAAATTAAGGGGTTGTTTAGATGATTCAAATTGACACTGAAAGTTTATTAAATGCCNAAGAGTTAATTGAAAGATATAAAGAAGATTGGGGTATTATAAGACAATCAAGAGCAGAAAACGAGAACCAACCATTTGAGCCACTTACTAATATTAAATATATAATTGCTATTGATGATAAAGATAACAAAATTGTTGGACATTCAGGTTGGGGTGAATTTGGTGGACATTATCTTGATGCGGGTGGCCGTGTATTAACAGATAGAAAAGTAGGTAAAGGTAAATATCAATTACCTAAAGGTAGGAATTATGAAGGCAAGGGTTTGTATAGCCGTCTATTTGATATAAGAGGTAAAATGGTTGAACCTTTGTGTGAGGCTAAAGATAAATTATTTGTTGTGTCTACTAGTGGGGATAAAAAGGTAATACATAAATGCGGTACAAGAGATTATATTTTATATGCACCTGAATTACCGGAAGAAATAGAAGAAATAGGAAGGGCTAATAATAAAATGTTATTTGTCCATGTACCACCTACCTTGAAAAATCGTGTGGCTAAGGCTTTGCGTAGGTTATTAGAGGTGCAGTAATGGACCTATTAACTGAAATGGACATGAAAATGTCTAAGGGTAATTTCCCTTACTTCTTTGAAAACATACTAGGCTATGAAATGGCAGACTTTCACACACAATGGTTAAACCTTGTACATTCAACACAAAGAACTGTAATTATATGTTCTAGGGACCACGGTAAATCTGTATTTTTTCACGCATGGGCAGTATACCAATTAATATTTCAAGAACCACCTTATCAAATGCTATACATTTCTTCAAACCAAAAACAGACAATGGTACACATGAAAGATATAGACCGCATGTTTACAAATATACCAGCATTAAGACCATACAAGCCTAAGTCAGGATGGGCGGTAGGTTCTATGAGATTAACAAATGGTAATGAAATACTTGAGCGTTCAGTAGGTTCTCAGATTCGTGGACTTCACCCTCAAGAAATTATTATTGACGATCCAATGAAAGAATTTACAATAGCAGCAATACAAAGAGTTACAGATTGGTTTTGGGGAGATATGATTCCTACCTTGCACCACACAGCATCATTAAGAATGGTAGGCACACCCTTCACATATACAGATATATTTGCGGAATTAGAAGAAAATAGCCAATACAGTGTTAATCGTTATCCAGCAATTAATCAACATGGGGAAGCATTATGGTCTTCTCGTTGGGACTTAGATTCATTAGAAAGACGAAGAAAGGAAATAGGTTCATCTAAATTTACTCGTGAATATCTATGTATTCCTATATCGTCAAATACTATGCTATTCGCTAAGGAACACATTGATAAATCCAAAGATAGAACAGAAAAACTATTATGGAGAAGAAGAGAAAACATGAAGTATTATATAGGCTACGACCCTTCGTTATCAGCAGATGGAGACTATACAGTTATGCTAGTAATAGAAGTAGACGAGGATATGAATAAAAAAATCGTACACATGGTTAGAGAAAAGAATGTAGATTTCCGTAATCATATTACCCGTATTAGCGATTTGTGCGAAAGATTTAAACCTGAAGTAGTTATGATTGAAACTAACACCTTTGCTAAATCATTTAGTATGGAGTTGCGCGATATTTCAGATTTTCCTGTGAGGGATTTTACAATGAGTAGAAAAAAGAAAGAGGAAATTATCCTTAACCTACAAATGAATTTAGAAAATAATAAAATTATATTTCCGTATGCTGATGATGCCGCTAAAGGTGTAAGTAATGCAATTATACAAGAGTTAGAAGCATTTGGTATTAGTTCACAGGGTAAAATTGAGGGATTAGGCGCACACGATGATTGCGTTATAGCCTTAGCATTGGCTAATTACGCCACAAAGTCTTTTAACGATGCCTTTATTGATGTTGATGAAGATGGTCTATTTGCTACTAGTTTAGTCTCGTCAAGAACAAATATGGGAGGTGGAATACATGGAATTAATTTTTAAAGAAGATGAAATAAATACCGAAGAGTTGCGTAGGAAATTATCTGAATATGAAGAAGAAAAAGTAAAAGCGGATGAAGAAGCAAAGAAAAGGAAAGAAGAATTACTTAGTCAAATTAAACTACAAGATTGGTTAGGTTATCAGTCTGCTGATGAAACAGAAATTATTAAAGATATTTCTAAAGTTTATTCTATTAATTTATCTGAAGCAAGGTCTATGTTGAACGGGCTACCTACTGAACCACTAATTGATAATAAAACTATACCTGAAATAACTAAAGAATTAAGAATGTTAAGACGTGAACTAAAAGGTACAGCAAGGGATAAAATTAGTAAAACTGTTGACCATTTAATTAACGCCTACACGGAATATCTTAATAATTGTATTAAGTCAGTGTATTGGCTTAACCCCTATACTAAACCACTTAAAACTATGACTCCTAATTTAAAAATGATTAGAAAATTAGACTATATTAAAGACGGTAAGACACGGAATATTATCATAGGACATCTTAAAGATATATGGGAAGCAGATACTATGAAATCTAAACTAGACTATGGAGCAGAATACTGTGAGTATAATAATATATTTAAGACTTCTAAAAAGGGTATTAGAACTATACTAAAAGATATTAATCATCAGTCTATTAGAAAATCAAGACAGGATAATTTAGACGACATACTAATTAAATCTGTATGTAATGAGCCAGGAATTTCTAGTAATAAGTTACACTCTACTTTACCTAAAGGTTATCACGATTCTTCTACACCTCAAACTATATCTAAAATGTTAAAACGATTAGATGTAACAAATGTTGAAGGAGAGTATTACCTACTAAGTGATAATATTAAAAAAGACCTTTATTCCTATGTAGCAGGTTTTATTGATTCTGATGGTTATATTACTATGGACTCAACACATTCACCAAGAGTAGGAATGGTAGCCACAGGTAATAGGGGTAAAGCATTTTTCCAAGAACTAGAAGGTGAGATGAAAATAGGCCGCCTACATTTAGACCAAAAGGTAGGGGAAAATAATAGAAGTCAACATAGATTAAATTTTTACAAACAAGATGATATAATTACGCTGTTGGATAAATGTATTCCACACCTCCGCATGAAGCAAGAACAGGGTAAATTGCTATTAGAAGCCATTAGGATTAAAAAGAACTATAAGAAACAACCGTGGGCTAAGGATAGAGTGGGGGAAATTTTCAAACTAATTAAGTACGAAAATTGGAAAGACGCTAGAAACAAGTGGGAATTTGACAAGTACGGTATTAATGAGGAAGATATAGCCAAGTATAAAACTAATTGTAAAATGACTACAATGGATGAATTAGATTCAATAGTTAAGGAGGAATAATAATGGGTATAAGAGATAGAGTTAAAAATTTAGTTAGAAGAAAAACACCCGTTCCTAATGAAAAAGAAATATATAATTTAGGAATACAAGAAAGGAGACACCCTCAACATATGGCTGGTGCAGTATTATATGATACGGCTAAAAATTCAACTATTGTTAGGTCGTGTATGGTACAATTAAAGACTGAAATATTTAGAAGAAGTTATCAATGGTCTAAAGCATTTGAATTAAAATGTACAGATTGCGGATACGAGCATCAAAAAATAGTAGATGATTGTATGAATTGCGAAGGTACAAATTTACGCAAACCTTCCTTTAAGCAAAAGAATTATGCAGAAAAATTCTTTAACGGGTATGTTAATGATGCACATCAAATGTTTATTGATGTGTTAAAAGAATTAGAAACAGATTTAAATATTATTGATGATTGTTATTTAGTATTAGTTAAAGATTATTATTTAGATGATAAAGGCGATATAGTATTATCTAAAATTAATGAAGTTTATAGAGGCGACCCTGTTACTATGTTTATAGAAACAGACGAACATGGAGATAGAGGTTATACTCGCTTTACTTGTATTACGCATAGAGATTTTACTAGTACAGATGTTTTTGATAAATGTGCTGAATGTAATAGTAAATTACACCCTATTGAATTTGTAAATAAAGTTAATGGTATAGACCAAAATTTTATTGTAGGAGAAGTTATACATCAAAGTAAATACAGTCCTACCCGTTTATATGGGCATCCACCAGTTATTACTCTATGGAATAATATCTTTACCTTAGCGGCTATGGAGTCGTATGTTAGTACAAGTTATTCCAAGGCCCGTACACCTAGAGGTATATTGGCCGTACAGACTAATAATATGGAGTCACTAATTAAATATTGGAAAGGGGTAAAAGAGAAGTTAGAAAAAGACCCTCACTATATTCCTATAATGGGTATTGAAACAGATTCAGGTAGTAAAGGTTCTGTTGAATGGATTCCATTTATGAACACGCTAAAGGAAATGGATTACATAGCAGTTAAGGAAGATTTGAGGGATAGGATTTCGGCTTTCTATGGAGTAAGTAAAATCTTTATGGCAGACTCAGCCGCAAGCGGTGGTCTAAATAATGAAGGTATGCAAATACTAGTTACAAATCGTGCTGTAGAAATGGCTCAAAATGTATATAACAAATATATGTTCCCCTTCTTAATGAAGCAATTTGGTATTACAGATTGGAAACTACAACTACTAAGAAGTGAAGAAGAAGACAACTTAGCAAGACTACGAAGACGTGAAATAGAAATTAACATGGCTACACAAATTAAAAACTTAGGGTTTGAAGTTGACATGGATGAAGAGGGCAACTTTGTTTATAAAAAATTCCCCCCTAAACAGGAAGTTAATTTAGATATGAATGAACCTGCATCAGAAAGAAAAGATGAAAAGTTAGAAATAGATCCTTACGCAGGTACAAATGTAGATGCTTCACAGTTAGGTCAAATACAAGAAGAAACAATGACTAGAAATAAACCTTCAATGAGCGTTGGTCCTCCGCAAAGAAATACAGGACTACCAAGAGAAGCAGCAAATAATAATGTTGATAGAAGAACAGAAAGGAGAATTGGTTAATATGAGTGAAATAGTAAGAAAGAAATTAGAAGAAGCAAGAAAGGCTTTACAACAAGCAGAAAAGGAAGCAGATAGGCCGGTAAAGAAAGAAGTAGAAACTACAAATCTTTGCCCACCTATTCCTGAACTTCCACCTACTACATTTGAAAAAGACCCCGATATTCCGGGTTTTATCACTGGTGGTAAAAAAGGTAATAACAAGTGGCGTGAGGTTTAAGTATGTCAATTGCAAAGGACGACCTACAAGACATTTATGAAGAAAATGTCAAACAACAAACCGAAGGTAAAAAAGATGTTTTTCCTTTTGGTTATGAAAATAAAGAGGGAACCTTTGTACCAGATTTAGAAACTTACAAGGAAATCAAAAGAGAAGCAGATTCAATATTGCAAGATAGAAATAGTAAAAAAGATGAATATTATACAGAAGAATTAGATTTAGATAATATAATTGTGGAATTAATTGAAGCCGGTACAGATACTACTTTAAATAATACTGAAATTTTAGATAATTTTAAACGAATGTATAAAAAGGCTGTAGAAACTACAGAAGAAGAAAGAAGTAGACCTTTAGATATTGAACCTAAACCTAAACAAAAAGTAATAGAAGAAAAAACTTCTATTAAATATAAAGGGCAAGATATTAAACCTACGGATAAATCTAAATTTGTACAAATAATGTTAAGGGAAATTAAAGACCCTACACCTGAAAAAATCGAAAATGCTTGGGGAAAATTACTAGCAGGAGAAGATATGGGTTTTGATTCTATTGAAGAATTAGAAGAAATAAAAGCAAATTACGATAAAGAAGAAGGAGACCCTGAATTAAGAAAGGTACTTATTAGACTTGCTAGGAAAAGCAAAAAGGGCAAAAGAACTGTACAAAAGGTAAGATATAATGTTGTAATTATTAATGAGTATTTAGGAAGTAATCAAAAATTAATTTTTTATCAAGATAATGAAGAAAATAAATTAAGACCATTTACTAAGGCCAGTGGAAGTTTAAGAGTTAGTATGACAGAGTTTAAAAAACATATTAATACGAATAGTTTCCCAAGATTAGAAACTTCTGTAAATACTTGGTTAAATAATAATGGTTATACAGCAATACCTTTACCTGATTTATTAAAGTTAGTAGAAGATTTATTTTTAGGAACATCAGGTAGTTCTTTAGAAGGAAAAAATAATTCAGACTTTTACGATAATATATGGGAAATGCAAGGCAACATTAAACAGTCAGTTAAAAGTAATGTAGAAGTTGATACTGTATTAGACAAAGTTAAACTAAAAACTATAAATAAAAATTTACTAAAAGATTTAGATTTAAAAAATAATTTTAGCCTACAAGAATTAGGCACTATAATAGTCCAAAGACCCGAAATAGAAGATGTATCATTAAGGGATAAAGTTATTAAATTTTTAGATGAACCTGTTAATGATAAAACTTATGGGTATTTTATGCTTAGGGCTATTCTTAGTAAATTGCCTTATAAAATACTATTAAGAAAAGAAAAACCAAAACAATCATATGTTGTTGAAGACACTACATACAGACAAAACCTTTTAGGTAAAGCCGAAGAACTCAAAAAGGCTTTAGAAGAATTAAATTCAAAACAACGAAGGAAGGTTAAAACCTACCTACAAGATGCTGACCCTACCGAATATTTCGGGGAAGAATATTTAAAATTAGGAAAACTTATAAATATACTTGACCAAGTAGAAGGTAATACAGGCGAGATAGAAGGGCTAGAAGAAGAGAATCTTAAAATGATTAAAGTAGCCGCTTCATTAAGAAAAAAGTACGAAAATTTATATAGAAAATTAAGGGAAAAAGTATATCCGGAGGATGAAGAAGAATGACTGAAGAATATGGAGATTTAACATTATTGTTAAAAATGTTAGTAGAGCGAGTACAGGAATTAGAAAAATATGTTTATGACCAAGATAACATTTTGATGAAGTCAGGATTAGTTAAAGTAGAAGGTGTAAGACCCAATAGGGCTTCTTCATCTGCCCCTGATTCTAATACTATTTCAAAAATGGATTGGAGTCAATTAGACGAAATGGTTCGAGGAATAACAGGTGAGTAATATGGCAAAAGATGAAATAGAAGGAATAGAAGAATTAGATGGCAGTAGAATTTCAGCATTACTTTCTCAATTAAATGAGCAAGTATATTTAATTAGTAACGCATTAGGCGTACAAGAACCAACAGAAGGTAAGGGTAAGCAATCTAAAGGTAAACTTAATTTAAATAAAGTAACCCAAAATGCTAACAAACCAATACCTGTTGCTAAACAAGTAAGAAAGAATTTAATGCCTACATATATGCTTTACAAAGATGAAGAAGCACCTGTTGAAAATATAGAAGAACCTGAAGATTCACAAGATAAGGAATTAGAATCTACTTTGGAAAATGCTTTAGCGGCTCTTAAAAGATATAAGCATACCTTACAAGTACCGCTAGTAGATAGTTTGACCCCAACAGATGAACAATTGTAGGGGGATTTATTATTAATCCTTTTGAAATACCCTTTGATACAATAGGCAAAAATGTAGATTCTTTTTGTAACATGATGGGTTCTAAGTATTTACATGCTATGGATAACCCCGATGCTAGACAAGATTGGGAAAAACTAGTAATTCAATTAAGGGAATATCTTGAAGATCCTCAAATTAAAGCGGCTTTCCCAAATATAGATACAAGTATTTTATATTCAGATAAAACTTTAAATGTAGATAATAAAAAGGCTAATCAACTTTATAGACTTATTTCAGGTAAAACTTTACCTAGTCCTTTAGTTAAAGAAGATAAAGAAAATAAATTTATTGTACCTAATAAACCTATGTATCGTATTTTTGAAATAGATGATATAAATGAAATTAAAGGTTTTACTGGGGAGTATGTAGTTCAAGAAAAATATGATGGACTTCGTGTGCAGTTACATAAGTTTGATAACAAGGTTACTATTTATTCTTTTAACGGTAATGATATTACTAGTAAGATGAGTAAAGCAGTAAAGATATTAGAAAAAAGAGAGTTTCCTAATTGTATTTTAGACGGTGAAGCAATTTTACATAAAGGTAATGAGCCTTTAATTAGAGCAGATACTTTAGCACATATTAATAAAAAAGGCATAGAAAGTGAAGGAGAAATAAAAATATATATTTTTGATATAATGTACTTTGAAGATGATTCGGTAATTGGTCAAAAATTAGAAGAAAGACTACAATTACTTATGCAAAACTTTGCAAGTCAGTCAGATGAATACTTAGTATTTCCTAATAAATCTAATACAAGAGATGCTGATTCGTTAAAAGAAATTGAAGAATACGCTATGGAAATAATGAATAATCCTACAAGTGAAGGTGTAGTAATTAAAGATGCTAAGTCCTCATATATTATAGGTAAAAAGAAAAATCCTAAGTGGATTAAATGGAAAAAATTTGTAGACTTAGATGTAGTAGTTTTAGAAATTAAAGAAAATAAAGATGATACTTTTAATTATAAAATGGGTATTGGTCCGGTAGACGAAGATTCTAAAAAAGTACAAGAGTTAGAAAATGAACATTATATGTTTGTGGGAAAAACTACTAATACACAAATACAAGCAAATGTTAGTGATATTATTAGAGTGAAGGTAGACGAAGTACAAGGTAATGAAAAGAAAGGATATAGTTTGTATAACGCAAAGGTTATAGAAAAGCCAGAAACTACACAGCCGGATAAATTAGTTACTTTACAATTTTTAACAAAGGATGGTAAAAAGAGTTTAGAAGATTATACAATAGAAGCATTGAAAAAATCCTATACAATTACAGACGGAGTACATGGATTGGCTAAATTTGAAGGTGAGTTAGATTTAGAAGGCTTTACTTTTTACGGCTTTGCGGATAACAATTTAATGGCTAAGAATGCTCAACTAGATATAGATATTTGGAAAGACGAATTGCGAGTTGCTTATGGAAAAGACAATGGTAGATTTTTTACTTACATTCAACAAGTATTAAGAGATGGTCCTGCTAATATAGAATCATTAAGTAAGAAAATTACAGAACACGATAAGGATTTAACCAATAGATTATTTGGCGGTAATAACCCACAAGGTAAAATATTACAAAGGTTAAAAAAGGGCGGGGAAACATATGGAATTATTTATGATAAAAGAAATAAAATGTTTTCTTTTGATGATGTAGTTATTAATAAGGCGGAAAATAAACCAAAAGGTAAGTTTGAATTGTGGCAAAGAGAAGATAAGACACTTAATTTTGTTATTAAATATGATAATAATGAAATGTCTTGGCATATTAAAGTAGACAATGAAGAAGAAATATATGATTTATTAGGGGAAGCAGGTAAATATCCAGCGTTAGTTGATAATAAACCTGACAAGGAAAAATTATTAGAAAGGGGAGGTTTAATTTTTGGTGCTAATAGAAATGGCTACCATGAGTATATTTTAAACGGACCTGAAACTAAAGGTAAAATGCATTTCCGTGTTTTACCCGTTAAAGATAAAAAAATGTGGCTTGTTTGGACAGGCTATGAAACAAAACCTACCCCTGAATCTAGTGACAAAGGTTTATTAAATATAAACGAGGATGAACATTCAGGGCTAAAGTGGTAATATGGATTGGTCAAATATACAAAAAGCAGGTACATGTTATCAAACTGCTTTTAATTATTTAACTGAAGATTATATGTCAAATGGTTTTGAAACAAATTTAATTCTTGTACATGCAGATGTTACCGGAACGGGTGGAAATGTTGAAGGACAAGTTTATGGTCATGCTTTTATTTTAGATGGAGACACAGTAATAGATACTGAAAGATTAAAACATAATGATAATTATAAATTTCCTTATGATTTTTATAAAAGAATAGGCAATGTAACTAATGAAAAAAAATATAGTTATGAAGAAGCAGCAAAAGAGGCCTTAACTTCAGGTAATTATGGCCCTTGGTAATTATTACCCAAAATGGAGATAGATTAATAAACATAAATAATAAGTGGGGAAATACATGGCTGATACATCACCCGATATACAAGCATCGTTAGAAAATGCAGAAGAAATTGCTGAATTAACAGGTCGTAGTAAAGGTGATGTTATAGCAGATCTATTAGATGATGGTAAATTAAATAATTCAAATGCTATAAAAGAGAATACTTCAGCACTAGATAAAGCAACAGAAATGGCAGGTAAAACCCACAAGTTATTAACTGCCCTTATTCCTATACTAATACTTGTAGCGGGGAGTGGGCTTGAGTTAGGAGGTATAATAGATTTAACACCTGCTGGTTCTGAAGAACCATTTTGGGAAGATGAAAATAATATGGATGGGGAAATGTATTGGGGATGTACAGATTGGGATGCAATTAACTATGACGATTACGCAAATGAAGATGATGGTTCATGTTATTATGAAGATGAAGTTTGGGGTTGTACAAATTCAACTGCTATAAATTATAATGATGCGGCTACTAATGATGATGGGTCTTGTGAATATGAAGAACCGGAAGATAACTGTACAGGTTCCTTTTATAATCCTGAAGTAAAATTAGAAACAGTAAATAATACAACAGATATGAAAATTTATTGGGATGCTGATTGGTCTTGTGAAGAAGAACAATATGTAGAAATAGATGTTGCTATTAAATGGACTGAAAATCAAACTTATTATTATAGTAATTTTGCTGGCTACAATATAACAGGTAGTGCGGGTGATGTAAAAGTATTTACAAAGACAAATATACCGAGTGGGAATTACGATGTATGTCTTACTTTTTGGGTTGATATTGATGGTTGGAGAATGGACTCCGAATGGAATGAAACAAATATATCAATTGTGTGATAATTATGTGGTTCGATATTATTAAAAAACAAAAAGGATTATAATGTATGGGTAGTTACTGTATTACCAGACGCTAGAAGAAATGGTCTACCTAGGCGTAACTACAATGTTAAAGGATTATTGATTACTATGTGGGAAGAAATATTAAAAAGGGGCGCAGCAAAGCGAATAAATTATGATTTTCTTAAAGAGATTGTTTTAGCCAAAGGTAAAGAAATGAAAGGTGAGGTTTTAAGTGCAGATGAATATTTACAACTACAAGAAGAAATAAGGCAGAGTTATTCTACGAAACACACTTCTCATCCGCTTGGCGGCGGGGGGAGGGTAGGCGGAAACCGTATTAGAAGTATTGTTACTAAAATATTGAATAAAAGTAATTTACTAGAAGTAAAAATACAAAGTAAAATTATTTTTGATAATAAAGGAAACAGTCTTGGAAGGAGAGCAGTGAGAGAGTATCATTTTATCTAAGAAAAATAAAATTTTGGAAAAAAATTAATGGAGGAAGAATAATGGGTTGGGAAGATACATTAGTTAAAGCCGGTTGTAAAAGACGAACTAAGAAAACAAGTTCAGACCGTAAAGGTAAGAAGTGGATGGCTTGTGTTCCAGCAAAGAAAAGAGGCAAATACAAAAAAGTACATTGGGGTCAAAAAGGTGTTTCTGTTACAGGTAAGCGAGGAAATACTAAAAGAAAGAAATCATTTAGAGCAAGACATAAATGTTCTACATGTAAAGGTGGAGATTATTCACCCCGTTGTATGGCTTGTAGGGATTGGTAATTATGTGGCAAGATATTCTTAAAAAGAAAAAGGCTAAGAAAAAGCCACTTGATTGTTGTGCTAAAAAAGTAAAGGCAGGTGCTAAAGTTTGGCCTTCTGCTTACGCATCAGGAAGAGTAGTACAATGCAGAAAAAAAGGTTGCGCTAATTACGGTAAATCAAAAAAGTGATTATTATGTGGAAACTTATTCTCAAGGAAGATTCTATGTGGGTCAAAAAATTACCTAAAAGTAAGCAAAAGTTATTTGAATCCACACCTTCCTTTGAAGTTGACTTTCCCGAATTAACATATCCCGATAATGAAATAACAAAAGTAACCCAAATGTACAAAAATAGTAAATTGTCTGAAAAAGAAAAAAGAGATCTAGATAAAAATAATAACAAAATGTTAATAAAAATTGTAGGTGAAGATAAATCAGATTGGGAAGATTTTATTAAAGACATAGACATACACACGATTAAACTTAAAATGAAGTATGGCAGAAAAAGACCATACGAAGTTTCAGATGAAATAGATTCTCAAACTGATACAGATAATAGCCCTTCTTTTCCAAGTGGTCACGCAATAGAAGCATATGCTTTAGCAAAAGTATTAGGTAATAAATATCCTGATAAACAAAAGGACTTAAATAATATGGCCCAGCGTATAGCATTATCAAGGGTACAAATGGGAAACCATTATCCAAGTGATATTAAGGCAGGTGAAAAAGTGGGTAATTTAATTGCTGATAAATATTTAAGTATTAATAAATCTTGGCAAAATATATTAGTCAAAGATTGGGGAGAATCTGAAAAGAAATCAGAAATTGAAAAGGGTAAAATAAAAGATACTCTTTATAGATGGTTTAATAGAAGGGGCGGTAAAGAAACTAAAGATAGTAAATCTCAAAAAGGTTGGATTGCTTGTGAAACATGTGATAATAAAAATGGCCCTAAACCATGCGGAAGACCAGATGCTTCTAAAGGAACTAAAAGAAGTTGTAAACCCACTTGTGGGGCATGTTAAAGGAGAGGGTAAAATGGGTTGGAAAAAAATTATTAAAAATGAACCACATAAATTAACTGAAGCAATGAAAAAAGATATTGACTTAGTAGTAGAAAAACTAATGGGTGAACCTTCATTAATTGAAAGAGTAAAAAAGTTATTAGAAACAGAAAGTAATATTGAAAATATGGGTCCACTAGCAGCATTTGTTGTTGGTGCAGGTACACAAGCGGCTAAAACAATATCAGAATAGGTTGTGTAAATATTGTGGTGGGATATAATTAAGGGGCCGGATAATCACCTTGAAGTTATAGAAAGAATGTTTAATACAAATCCTGATAAAGCAATTGGTTATATTCCTATTGATTGGGATAAAGGACAAGACACGGAAATAAAACAAATGGCTTCCCGCTTAGGATTAAAATATAAAAAATTTCCTAAACAATTTGAAGTACCTAGTCCTAACCCCCTATTTCATAGTTATTCAAATGGTGGGCATTTCATGTGGAATGAAAGTAAAATAGAACCATATTTAGAAGAACTACCATTTGATTCAGTAGATAGTTTTATAAATTATATAGCAGTAAATAGTTATAAACACGAGGAGTCTTGGAGGCATATACCCAATATGTTATTTGGTAAGCCCAACCCTAAATATTCGGAGGATAAAACATGAGTTGGTGGGATATAATAAAAGAACCTACACTAAGTACAAGTGCAGGGTTTACCCCAGCCTTACACAATACTACATATGGTGAAAAACCTCCATGTGAAACTTGTGAAGATAAGGAAACTCCTTGCGGTTGTAAGATTGAAAAAAGAAAAAGAAGTGATAAAAGATATTGGAATTTGATAGATACTTTAATGCAAGACGGGCAAAAAAGAAGTGTAAAGGCAATTATAGATGGTTTGTATTCTAATAGACAAACACTTGGTAGGACTACCCTTTCTTTAAAAAACATGCCTATGACAAATGCAATTAGTACTTATTTAAGAACTAATAAAAATTATGTAGCAGTAACTAAAAGAAGTCCTAAAGAATATCAATGGATTGGTGAAGAAGAATGAAATACGATTTAAGATTAGGCAAGCAAGGATACGATGTATTCGATAAAGTAACTAATCAAAAATTTAACGAAAAACCATTATCGTCAAAATCTAAAGCATTGGCTTTAGTTAGAACTTTAACAGATAAAAAAAATGAGAATGAAAAAACCCGTTCCGACTCAATGGCTATGAGGATTTTAAGAAGAAACTTAGATTGAATAATTAAAAATCAATTGAAAAATGATTAAAATATCAGTTATATTTATATAGTCATCTAGCAAAGACCTGTACAATGCAGATAGAGACACCTATGTTTGGCAAGTCTATTTCCGACGGCGGAGAGTTTGTAATTCTTAAATCTGAACAGGATTTAGTTATTGCTGGATATGCTTCGGTAGATGTAGTAGATAAGCAAAATGATAAAATTACATTACCCGCAATTAAAGAAGCGGCTAATAAATTTATGAAAGGTGATCGTTATAGAAATGTAATGATTACCCATTCTAATGTACAAGTTGGTGAAGTAGTTAACCAATGGTCAGATTCCAATGGAAAAGTCCTTAAAACAGGCGTTGATGATACAGGTTTTTTTGTAGTGATAAAGTTAAGAAGTGATATAGAGAAAGCAAAAGAAGTTGCGAGAGATATTCGCAGGGGAAATTTGCGTTCTTTTAGTATTGGAGGTCAGGCAATTAGTAAAACTAATCGTTATGATGCCGATGTAGGCAGTTACAAGGAAATTGATAAACTTGAATTGCATGAAATTACTATTTGTGAAGAGGGAATAAACCCTGAAGCAAAATTTAATATTGTAAAGGAGGACAAAAAAATGTCAGAAGAAATAGAAAAGGCTCTTGCTGAGTTTAACGATGTTATGGGTGAACTAAAAGGTCATCTTAATACTGTTAAGAAGGAAGACGAGGAAGAAGTAGAAAGCATGGAATTGATGGGCGACGAAGAAATGATGGATGAAGAAATGATGGATGAAGAAATGGCAGAAGAAGATATTGAAATGGGTGACTATTCTGAAGAAGAAGAACCTGTAGCAAAAACTGGCGATGCTGTTGACGCACTTGATTACGATACATTCATTGAGCAAAAGGGAGAAGAAGTTTCTACTCTCGACTTGAGTGAGGAAAACCTTGCTAAAGCATACGCTCAATTCAAGGCTGAAAAAGAAGAGGCACGAGCATATGACCTAATTAAGGAACAGTTCGAGTCCCGTTATACTAACGAATTAAAGGTTGAGTCAGATGCAATTGCAAAGTCTCGATTTGATTCTCAAGGTGAAATTAGCGAACTAAAGAACGAACTAGCAGAACTACGTAAGTCTATGGAAACAACAACAATTGCAAAGTCAGCAGATTCAATTACTGAATCTACTACTATTGATGTTGATGTCGCTAATATGTCTTGGGCAGAAGCACATGAGTTTGCAAACAACATGAGGGTGTGAATTAAATGACAGGATATTATAAGACAATTGAAGATTTAGAAAGAGCGACATATGGAATGTCTGGAAGCGACCAACTATTGAAGGCTACTACTGGTATTCATTCTATACATGATGGCGCACAGACTCTTGGAAGTAAGGGACTTTACAACCTAGTTTACGGACAAAAGGTTTGGTCACTTATTAACCGAGAAATGAATGCACTAAGTATTCTGCCTAAGAAGCCTTGGAACTCTAGTGGATGGAGAATCCTAACTAGTCGTTCTCTTGGTGGCGGTACAGATGTATTTACTGTTGCAGATTTGGATGACCTTGGTGGTGTTGCAGAAAACGCTACTATTTCAGGTATTACAGAAATTGCACCAACATTCGATATACTTCATGCATCTCCTAAGACTATTGCACACACCTACGAAGTAAGTGAAATTGCACAGTTGATGGGTGGAATGGATGATGGTATTGGAGATATTATGGCTGCATACAGAGAAGAAGTAGGAGTTTCACATGCTGAAGCAATGAACAAGATGGTTATTACTGACCTAGTTGAATTGGATGCTGCTGGATATGGTACTGAAGGTAACTCTTTGCTATCTTTGTATAAGATTGTTTCAACTTTTGCTGAAATGAATGCACTAACAGCAGCAGGTAGAGCCGCTACTCCTTTGAATTTGTACGGACAAACTCGCCATACATCTAACACACCTTATTTGGAGTCTTATGTAGATAGCAATTCGGGAACAGATAGAAGTCTAACTGTTAACCTATTGAATACTGCACTAAGAAACTTGAATGCTCGTGGTGGAGATCCAAAGGTTATTCTAACTGGATATGATACTATTCAGAACTTGGGAGAACTTCTACAAGCACAAGAAAGATTTATGGGTCGTGCAGAAGTAGTACCTTCTCATGGTGGAATTAAAGGTGTTAAGGGAAGAGAAATGGGATTCAAGGTTGCAACATACCACGATATTCCAATGATTCCTGTTAAGGATATGCCTAATGGCGGTGCTGGTCTAAGTGATATGCTTATTCTAGATACGGACCATCTTTTCCTATGTACTCTAAAGCCTACTGAATATTTCGAGGCTGGAATGGATACTGGAGAAGTATTTGGTCATGGTAAACTAGGACATCGTGGACTATACCGTACTGCTGCTGAAACTATGTGTACTTACTTCCGTGGTCAAGGAAAGATTATTGACTTGGTGTGAGGTGTTTTAATTGACACACACAGTAACATTAGTAGCAGACCACTTAGGTACAACTGCACCAAAGGTAATAGGACATCAATATTATGTTGATGCTATTATTGATGTAACTGCTTTGTTGGAACCTATTGTTGTAAATGGTGCATTTGTAGCGGCGGCTAATACTTTTACTAGAGATGCAGGAGCAGCATTCCCTACTTATAGAGTTGGAGAAACAGTAGCAATTACTGGTTCAGACCAATCAGGTAATAACGCTACTGTAACAATAGCAATACAAGCAGGAAATGAATTAACTCTTAGTGCTGTCGCAACTGATGACACTGATGATGATAACGTAACTATTAGTCGTTCAGAAGAACATGTACCTTACTCTTCGTTTGGTCTATCTTCTGTATCATATGCTTCGGTATACTCTCAACAGTTAGAAACTTTAGATTGGAATATACTACTAAGAGAAGATGGTGCTGATTTACTAGCAGACCACCTTGTATTAAAACCAAGAGTTTCTGCTGATGGTAGTTTACCTGCTACTGATTGCGGTGCGATTAGAGTAAGAGTATTTGGACAACTTTAAGGTGATTAAATGGTAAAAATTAGAAATAACGGACCAACAACATCTACTTTGGGATTACTTTTCCAGCGTGGTTTTTGGTATGAAGTTTCTGATGGTGTAGCAAAAAGAATTACAAGTAAAAGTGCAAACTTTGAATTGGAGCAGGAAGAGGGTTCGCCCTCTCCTGTTCTACCTTCTTTAGAAGAAGTTATAGAAGAAGTTATAGAAGAAATAGAAACTTTAGATATAAATTCAATGACTAAGAAGGAATTGCAAGAGTATTTGACATCATTAGGAGTTCCATTTAAGAAATTGGATAATAAATCTAAATTGTTAGATTTGGCTTTATCACTTGATGAAGAAGAATAACCTTTATTAGTGTAGCCTTGTTAGGCAAATATAGAGAGGAATTAGTATGCAATATAGATCAACAAAAATTTCAAGTGCAAATACAACAATTAGTGATACAGGTGGATTATTCTATGGTATTTTAATTGTGGGGGCTTCAGGAGTTTCTACAAGTAATAACATTAAAGTTTACGATGCTACAAGTGCAGCAAATCAAATTGCTGAATTTGCAGTAGCAGAAGGCTCAGAATTATACAGAAGTATGAACATTAATTGTGGTACAGGTATTCGAGTAGAATGTGCGGCTTGGACTAATTTAGAAGTTTATATATTACACTGTTGAGGTGTAATGTATGCCTAATACAAAAGTACCAAGAATAGCCACTGATACAGTTGTGTCTATTGACAATTCAGATTGGGATGAAAATATAGCATTAAAGGCTATGGCTCGTTTTACTACACCTAATGCGTATAAGGATTTAAAAAAATACTTTAAAGCATGGCTAATTGAAGACCATTCAAATGTAAAAGGTCTTGTAGGTTACAACGACGAAGTATTTGATAATATTAATAAATTGGCTTTTGCTAAACTATTAACATTAGATATAACTGCATTAAATGTAGATAGTCTTAGTGCTGATACATTGGCTGAACCTAAAGCCGCTTTAGAAATTTTTGACCAAGTACAGTTTAAAGAAAAAGGAAAACGAGATATTGTAACTGATTCTGATATAATAGCGCAACTGGTTTCTGAAATAGGAGAATTAGAACAGCGTAAAGAAATGTTAGTTGATGAAGAAGATAAACAATATATAGATAATTATATTCAATCTTTAGAAAGTATAAAAACTAAACGAGAAGGTAAAGTAAAAATAACTTTACAAGAAGTTTTAGATAACAAAGGTCAACGATTTTTTACTACAATAGATATTAACGATGAAGATATGCATGAGTTAATAGGTGAATACGGTTTTATTAAACGAATGTCTGCACAACAATATGGTAAACAAGCAGATAACTTGTTGGAAAGGTTATCCCAAGATTTAAGTGATGAAATGGGAGAAACTGTAAATTTAAAAGAATATATTGATCAAAGACAAATTGCACATTATCAAAAAGAAGAAATTTTAAATTATTTAAAATCTAAATTACCCACAGGTGGTAGTATAGTTGAGTGGCTAGAAAGTGATGATTCTATTTATAATGTAAAAGAAGGAGAGCAATTACCTAATGCATTAGGAATTAAAGGTTTTGATTATTATAAATATATGCCGGATGAAATATCATTAACTGAAGAAGAAGCAAAAGATTTAAAAGAAAATGGTATTGAAGTAGACGAACTTACTATTAAAGTAGGAAAAGATTTTCCAATGACTCGTGAAACATATCGAGAGTTTTTAAGAATAATTTCTCAAGATAAGGCTTTGGGTATAATTAAAGAAAGTTTAAAAATAAGGGCTGGTCAAAAATTAGACCCTGAAATTAGAGAATATTATAACAAGCATTTAGATTCATTAAACCTTAGTCCAAGAGTTAAGTCTAAAGGCGGTTTAGTTCAAAGAGATATTAAAATACCTAATACTACTTTAGCCTTTAAGCGTGGTATGGAAAGTATAAAATCTGATAAAATAGATAGAAATATAGATGTTAACACAGAAGGTAAAAATACTGTTGTAGAAGGTAAAGTTCCATTCTTTAGTTTTGACTTAATACCTGAATGGAAGGTAGGAAATTCTTATACTACTACTAAAAATAGACTTAAAAAACAAATAGAAATTAAAGAGTCTTTTACAATTAAAGATAAAAGTCAAAACAAAAAATTAAGAAAGTTGGTAAAAGAACAATCCCTTAAAGGTGACTATGTTAAAGTTAATAAATATTTAAAAATGACTAATCGTGTTTCAGACAAAGTACAAATAAGAAATATAACAAATAGTTTCCTACCAAGATTTGAAGAGTTTGAAGAAAATTACGATGAATTTATTGAAATGTCTAAAGAAGAAAAATGGTCTCAAGAGTTTGAAAATGAAATAGACTTAACACAAATATCCGAATTTAAAAATAATACATCTGACGAAATGTTAAACATGTTATTAGAAATGCACAAAGAAGGTACTAAGTTAGATTTTATACAAGAAGTACACGACGACCTAAGAAACATACAAAGATTTTTTGATAAATACAAAAAACAATTAAATATTAAATTCAAGGCCCAAGATACAAAAACAGGAATTACTGCTATTGATGCTGAAGTAGATATGACAGTAGATGAATACAATGCATTAAAAATTAACGACGAAGAAGATAATTTAATAGACATTTGTGTTGATTCTATGGCTACTACAATTAGTAGCGAGTTAAAAAAGTGGGTTCCTAAAACAAATAGTGATGAGTTAGAAACTATGGTTATAAAACTAATAGAAGATATGGGCTTAAACATGCAAGATTATGAAAATGAAATACAATCTCTTAGTAGTGCAACCCCGCAATTAGTTAATTTAAGAACTAAATTAGAAAAAGAATTTAAAGAAATAGAAAAATCAGGTAGATTTAATACTGAAATAAGTCCAGATGATATATTAGAATTGCTATTAGAATACGGTTTATATGAAAATTTAAGTCGAATGTCCACAGGTACAGACATAGCAGACCCTAGAAATCAAGGAGAAATGACAATATCATTTAAAATTAAATTTACCCCTATTGGTTTAGACCTACATTTAAAAATTAAATACCAAGTAAAGGCTACTAATTCTGTTACAATTACTTCTGCTTCTGCCCCTCTTACAAGAATAAGAGACCAAGGAAGTACAAATATTCCCGTAAGTGGTTCTAAAAGAATTAAAAGCGGCGTAACCATAGATAAAAAAAGAAAGGAATTTTACACAGAATTAAGGCAAAATTTAATTAACTTGAATAGGAGTGTAGGGGTATGACCAAAATATTTACACCTTCTGACTCTGCCCTCAATGTTGTAGACTATGCTAACGCTAATGGTGCTTATACAACAGGTGTAAAAATAGCAGCACTATTAGGTATTAGCGACTTTACAACATCTACTTCTCCTACTAAAGCAGAAATAGGAGATATTATTCGTAGGTGTGAAGATTATGTGGATGAAGTAACTAATTGTTCATGGAGAGAAAACATTGTACAAAATGAGTTTCACGACTTTCAATGGACAGCAGCATTAAAAACTGTTTGGGATGATTATAGAGGAAAAATTAGAGTCCATAATGAACACATTAGAAAGATTATTCGTATTGCTATTTGGGAAGGAGATGTATATAAAGACATAGCAAGTGCCGTAGCAACAGTTACATTGTCTGATTATACAAATGTTACATCTATAACTCTTACTGCTGGTGGTCTTACTTGGACTTTACCCGCAGGTACTAGTAATGGTACTTTTAATAAAACATTAGGTGAAAGAAGTACTTCTCAGGAAATTTGTTATTTAATTAATGAACAGCCTCCTGTTTTAACTGCCCCATTTACAGGTGCTACTGCAAGTAAAGTTTTACAAGATACAGGTACTAGCAAAAATATTTCTAACTTTTTTTACGCTAATTTAGAAGAAGATGATACAGTTACAATTGTTTCTCTGTTGCCGGGTTCTGATGGTTCTAATTCTACTATTGCTGTATCGGGGAGTGGAATAAGTAAAACAGATTTTACAGATAAAGAAACTTATGACCGTAATGGTACTTGGTGGGATATGAAAGATACAGGAGATATTTTCTTCCGTACAGAATATCCTTATCACCAAAAGCATTCAATTAAAGTTACATATTCCTATGGCAATTCAAGAGTACCCGCTATTATTGAAGATGCTGCTACTAAACTCGTGGCTTGTGAAATTATAGCCGCAGATGATTCTTATGTATTATTAGGAGATGATAATACAAGTGGTTTAGATCTAAAGTCTAAATATGATTCTTACAAGGCAGATGCAGATAAGATTTTAAAATTAAAACGCAGGGTATTATATTATTTGGATAGTGATTAAAATGAGTGAAGAATGGGTTCCTTTGGATAGTTGGTGGTCTGTAATTAAAGGCCCTTCTAGGGGTAGGTCTTTTATGAAAAAATTTGAAAAAGAATTGAATAGTAAAGGCTATACAATTAACAGAAGTAAAAGTAAAAAGTCAAAAACAGGTTCTCATATGAAATTAGCAATAGTTGAAGAAAAAACAGGTGAAGTAAAAGAGGCACTAATTACACCTGTAGATAAGGGAAATGCGGTTAAAAACGCAGTTGCCCAAGTATTAGGATTATTTTCAGGTAGAAAAAGAAGAGGTCAAGGTAGTTTTAAATTAGACGACAATATTGAAAGTATGGATTTAAACCCATTTAAGAAATTAACCGAAGGTATTAATTATAAAGGCTCACTAGAAGCAATGGATGGCGGTAAAAAACCTACACCTGTTCCTAAAAATGCACAACAAAGTTATAACAATTTAAGAAGAAAACCGTGATATTATGTTTAGAGGTATTTTAGATAAATTGCAAAAAGCACATGTAGAATACGATGACACAGTTAAAAGAATTATTAAACAAAATAAAGACCTTGAAGAATTATCAGAAGAATTATTAGGAGAAAAAATGTCCGATGAAATAATGGAACAGGTAATACAACAAGAAGTAGTAGAAACAATATCAAAAAGAATTAAGGAGGCATTTGATGGTAGATGAAGTTACATTTTTAGTCGAGTTAATCGAAGAAAATTGGGATGGTGCTATTACATCAATGATACAAAAAGGCCATACAATTCCTACTGAACATAGAGTGCATCCACAAATTATGGATATACGCTCAATGGCTTCTACTCGCAATACATCAAAACCCGGAAGAGGGGGAAATAGAGTTAGAATTAGTAAATCATCAGAAAGTACTGTTGATGGAATTACAAACTCTATGGATTTAATTGTAATAATGGAAAACTCCCAAACATTAGATTATCCTACACGGGATTGGTCTGTAAGAAATGAAACTTACGACCTTTCAGTTAGTATAAGGACAAAGCAAGATGATAGAGTTAAAAACAATTCTACCCGTGTTACTCCTTCAGGAGATACTTTTGGAAGGGATAGAATAGAAAACCTTTATAAAATATTAAGGTTCCTATTAGAACAGAAGCGGAGGGGCTGGTTAAAAACCGTCGGTGCATTGGAGGAAAACATTTCACATATAGTTTTGGGAAATAGAACAGAATCTAATGACAAAAGGGCTAGAATTTTTGGATATAAAGTAAATGTTATGTTAAAACGACACGCAGTAAGTTTGTAAGTAAGGTGTTAAAAGATGTCAGTAAAAAATGAAATATGGATGGATTCCGGGGCGATGGTGTCTATGATACCTGAACAAGAAATCTTTTTAGGCCCTTTCAATGATTTGAAAGCGGCTTCAGGGGGAAATAGAGAAATAGGTTTGAATAGTACCTTTACAACTAATTTTGCATTAGTACCTAATTTATATGTTGGGTGTGTACTAGAAATATATACAAATGTTTCAGTACCTGTTTTTACTGATAAATGTGCCGTGGTTTCTAATACGGCTAATACTATTACAGTTGCTAATACTTTAGCGAGTACAATTGCTACTGGTGGTGACGGTGTTGTTTCTGATGCAAGTGGTCATTTTGGTGTATTAAGACAATTTGGTTCTCCTGTACCTGCTCCAAGAGCAACAGGTGGTAGTACCACAATAGGTAGTGTTACTATTTTAGATGGTGGTACTCAAGTTTTGGCTAGTCAATCAATTGTTGTTAATTCCGTTATAAATGGTGTAAGTAATTTTAATTCAACAGGTGCTGAATTACAGTTAACTATTTCTTCACAATCAGGAGATATTACTATGGCGGCTAATGCGTCTGATGGTGCAAATTATCAAACAGGTTTTATTACTATTCATTTAGCATCTGCAACTGGTGATTCTACATTAGGTGTAGTATTTGATACTTCTGCTGGTACAACAAAAGCGGGAAGTGCATTTGACGACTTTGTAGAAGTAAATGTACCTAATAGTGCTACTGCTGTACAAATTGCTAGTGCAATACAAACTGCTTTAGCAGGTAAAGATATTACAGTATCAAGAGCAGGTGCTAAACTTAGTATTTCAAATAATACAGGTGGATTTGTTAATAGTGGAACATACATGACTATGGCTGATTCTGGTGGTGCAGTTACAGACTTTGGTACTTTATCTAATGATGTAGACGGTGGAGTTGTAACAGCAGTTACAATTACTAATGCAGGTTCTTCAGTTAGTTCTACTAGCCCTGCTGGTGGTTCAAAAACTTTAGGAATTACCGCTACTGGTGATAATATATCTTTATCTCTTACTCCTAATACTACTGGAAATGCTAGACTATTATCAGATACTTGGATTGGTCTTGTAGATTCAGTTACAGTGCCTACAACAAGTGTTGAAATGAAACAATTAAATCTTGCTTCTGCTGGAACTCGTAATTACATTTATCAATATAAGGGTGCTGAATCTACTGATGGTGGTAGTATTAGTGTATTTGCTAATAACTTTTCATGGCTTTACTATGCATTAGGAAAGAAAACATTTAGTGTTGCAAGTGAAGCGGCTATGCCTACTACGGCAACAGACCCTTCTAGTGAATTTGCAACTGATTCAGGTACTACTAACTTTATGTATGATACTACTAACGATAATAGATGGTATAGAGTTATTGGTGGAAAGGTATGCCCCCCTGTTAGAAAGGGAATAGACGAAATTGGTAATACATTTAAAACACCATCTGCAACAAAAACAGATTTAATTACATACACATACTCAGAAGAAAATGGTGAAAACTTACCATCATTTGCTCTTGAATATACATTAAAGAAAGGATCTACACTAGAAAGTAGTACTAATGATTCTGCTAAAGAATCCGTTTATACTAAATTATATCCGGGTTGTCAAGTTAACTCATTAACAATTACAGCAGATGAAGGTCAGGAAATTAAAATGGACGTTTCATTAATGACAAAAACTACTGTAATTCCGGGTTCTACATATGATTCTTTTAATGCTAAAACAGATGTACAAGATTTTATTAATTATGGTTCCCGTAACGGAGGCGTAGCAAATCAAACAGATAGTTTAATGACCCCTTACTTCTTTAGCGATGGTACTATTGAAATGTTTGGTAATGAATATATTCGTATTCAAAACTGTACGCTAACTATTAGTAATGGCCTACAAGATAAAAGATACATTGGCCGTACAAGTAAAACAATTAAAAGTCATGTCACAGGACAAAGGACTTATGAATTGTCTTTTACAGGCTATGTTACAGATGCGGCTATTTTTGATGAGTTAAGAAATAATACTGCAACTGCACTTCAATCTAGTGCTTCAGATATTAAACTAAACTTTTACAAAGCAAATGGTGAATCTGTATCATTGAATTTCCATAACTATATGGTTAAGTCTGCTGACTTCCCACTTACAAATGATAATTCACCTATTAGTGTTTCATGGACTATTGAGCCTCTAAAGTTAGGCACAGTAACAGAAAGTACTTATTGGATAACACAAGGATAAATATTATAACCCTAACCAATAAGTTATACATATTCCTACATAGTAGGAGGTATAGATATGCAGAAAAAAACAGTTAGTAATAAGACAGCCCTATTTGCAATTGCGGATAGTACACTACATTATATTAGAGTAGCACATGATAGTGATGAATATTTGAAAGTTTGGATTAAGGAACCTACATTCCTACAATTAGAAAAGGCTCAAGCCAAACTAATTAATCTTAATTCCCGAACACAAGATATTTCACTAGAAATGGATACCCTATTTCGTTATCTTTGGGAAGCATTTGTTGAAAAAACAGAACCTTCTTTAACCGCTATTGAACTTTTAAAACTAAATCCTTATGTTGGTTCACAAATTAAAGAAATATTACCTGACCCATTTGATATGCAATCGGGGGACGAGGATTTAAAAGTAAATTCTCAAGAGCCTTAAAGGGTGGAGAAATAACTGACCCTAGAATCGCTTCTCGGATAACTTTATATATCTTAGCAAAGGAACTACATATAAGTCCTGCCGAGGTATACCAAATGCCTCATTCAATGGTAAAGGATTTATTCTTATTATTTACTTTACAAAAAGAAGAAGAAGCGAAACATATGGATAAGGTGAAACAAAGTGGCAGACGCTGATAGTTTAAAAAAAGCAATAGAAAGTCTACAAGAAATGCAAGGGGGTTTAGGCCAACTTTCAGAAATGATGGAGTCTACCCAACAAGTTTCTGATGGGCTATTAGCATCTTTTCAATCTTTTGCCACAGCAGGTTCTTCTTCTACTTTATGGAATGCAGTAAGTCGTTTTTCATCAGGTATATTTCCCGGCTTTTGGTCTATGCAAAATAAAATTCGTGCAGTAGCAGTTTATATGCAATATGTAGAAAAGAAACAAAAAGAGCAAATTAAAAAAGAAGGAGAAATTGCTAGTCAAATTAACAAACAAACAAAAGTAAGAATGGAATCTGCTAACACATTAGCAATTTTAAATAAAAAAACACAAATAAAAGAATATGAAATGCAAAAATTAAGAACAGATGATTATTTTAAATCATTAACTACTAGAATGGATAATGAAAAAGCATTAATTAGTTATAAAAAACAATTTAATGAAGAAGTATATCAAAATATACAATCTGAAATTGCTTTAGCAAGTGGCGTTACTCAACGTATTAAGTATGAAGAAAAATATCAATATTTGTTTCAACAAGCAGGTATGAGTAAAAGAAAAGAAGTAACCGATGCATTATATTTTTATGAACAAGAAAGAGATTTAAAAGAATCTATTACAAAATTAGAAGCAGAATCTGTTAGTTACGCAACCTTTCAGTTAAGAAATGCTAAAGGTCGAACAATAGCAATGACTGACCAACAAAAAGCAAAGGCACATGCAGATAAGGAAAATATAGCCGTACAAATTGCAGAACAAAAATTAACATTAGAAGCGACCCAAGCATCAAGAAAATTTTTAGAAGAACAAAGTGGAATA